CGCGAAGCGGTCATCGTCGGTAGGACGGCCACCGGGTTCGGCAGGGAGATACTTGTCCACCTGATCCCAACCGACACGGGAAGCGAGGCGCTCGCGCATGTAGATGTTCTGGCCTTTGGGGTCCATAGAAGAAACCATGGAATCGAGATCCGAGAACACCATCTGGCGGGCAGCCTGAGATCCTGCGCCGACAGCTCGGATAATACGGGTGGACTCCCAGTCAATGGAGTCGAGGACGGCTTCTGGAACGCCGCGTTTAAGACAGCGCTGGCGATAGCGAGCGGCTTCGATGCCCCCCGGTTCTGCGGTGCTGTAGTCGGCGCGGTTGAGGCGGCGGAAAGACTGGAGGATCAATCGGTTCCACGGCTCATAGAAGAGGTTCATGGATGTGACCGAAAGCTTTGAAAGGGCTTCGAGCTGCGTAGAGACTTCGAACTTGGTCCTCTCCCGCGTGTCATTCAGTGCGTTCTGAGTGTACTGCCCAGACTTGGCCTGAATCTGGTTCGACATGTCGTTGAGCACCGGGATGGTGGACTGCGTCAGGTTAGGAGCCTGACGTTCGATGAACTTGACCCCGGGGGTGATCACGGCGAAGGGGCCGTAGTAGATCAGAGAGAGGTCGTCCGCGGAGTCCTCGGTCGTCGGTTGCACCATCATGGACGAGGCCATCATGGCGGAGTCGATCATCTGGCAGCGGAGGCGGTTGGACACCTGAACCTGAGGGAAGATCTTGTAACCCAGACCGCGGATGCTGTGATAGAACCCGTTGGTCCCGATGCCATAGGTGAAGAACACCAAGGCTTCTTCCATGGACTTGAATCGGGAGAGCTTCTTATAGAGGAAGTCGGTCCCCTGACCGTCTGCTCGGAAAATGAAATGACTGACAGTCTGATCGAACTCCTGAACCCACATGTGGGCGATCTCGATCTCAGAGCTGGACGCGCCGTAGTAGATGTCGTTGTTCTTAAGCTGGTGCTGCAACGCTTCCCAGTCGCGATACACGGTGCTGCTGTTGACCGGCGTAGCATCCATGATCGCCTTGCGCACTACAGGAAGATTCCACCCGGTCTGCTCAGCAACTTCGGGGTCACGGATGTACGCATAAAGCTGGTTGGCTTGGTAACCTCGGCGGCAGCAAGCGACTTCGAGGTCGCCTTCGCTGGCCTGAGTCTTGCGAGGAATGAAGAAGTCGGACAGAGCCGAGACGCGCCAGCGCCAATCCAGCTCATTCTCAAAGTAGCAAACAGATACGCCGTCCACAATGAAGTTTCGGCAGTTGGCGAGGAAGCTGTAGTTGAAGCGGGGCCAAGTGCGGAAGGCGCGGGTGGCTTCTTCGGAGATGACGTTCTCGTATTTGGCGCGGTCACTGGATTCACCTATCGTCACCTTCACGCTCAGGAGAGTCTCAACCGAATGAAGCATGTCTACGTATGCCGACATTGACTGCTCAAGGAGGTTCGATCCCTCACCAAAATTCACATTGGTTCTGAATCCCTGCCCGGTGGCCACTAGATCCACGTCGTTGTACGGGGGTTCCTCATCGAACATGGCTTGAATAGACGCACGGTTCGCCGAAGACGTATTGTCCGCGTAGCGAATTTTCGTGTAAAGCTCGTGGGCGCTCTTAACGTCCTTTAAGCGTGATTCTGGTGCCGGTCCCTTTTCAGGTAGGGTCTGGAGGTCCAGAGAGTCGATGGGGAGCGCGGGTGAGGAAGTGTCGGACATCGTAGAAGTGCTCAAGTAACCCAAGAACAGGGCATCCGTCAAGAGTTATCGCTGCATAATTCGCCCGGCCCGGGCTGCCACGTCATATTTTCTTACGAAATCGCGCCACGAGTGGGGTTTTTTGGCGGGTTTGTCCCCCGCGACATCGACTGAAGACATGCCTAATCGAGCGCGGCAGAGGTCGAGCAGGATAAAAGCGGCGTCCGCAATGTCCGGCGACTCGCCCGTGCGCGCCTTCATCAGGGGCTTGGGCTCAACGCGGACTTTCGACGTGGAGGACTTCTCGGAAATGTAGAGGCGGGCGCACATCTCTTTGGCGAGAGTGAAGAACACGCCCTTCAACTGCCCGGTTCGGATAAGCTCCTTACCGGAGAACCAGATCTCGGTCACGCGGTTGGCGTAGCGGTCGCAGGACTTGGTCTGGTCGAACACGCTGATGGGCTGATCGGAAGCCTTGCCCGCGAAGTTGACCCGGTAGAACTGATTCGACCACATGGAGGTCAGCACGTCGGCGAAAGGTCCGCCACCGCCGCTTACGTCCATGGCCACGTTCTTAGGGTCGACGCCTTTGGTGAGACAGAGATCGACAAACTGACGGGCGATCTGGAAGGTACGCGGAGTGTTCTTGTCCGTGATGTCTTCCCGCAGGAACTCGACGCTGTCGTAATTCAGGGTCCACAGACCGTCCTTGTTCTTGCCGTAGTGACCGAACACGGCGGCGGAGCGGTCTCCCCCGTTGGTGAAGGAGGGGTCGAGCGCGGCCACCGGGATAGGCTCCCCGTACCAGATAGTGCTCTCGTCCGCCTTGTACTGAATGATTTCGGACTCTGTATAGACGCCCTCGCTCGTTCCGGTCGGGGACCAGAAACCACGGATCATTCGCCAGAAGGTGGCGGAATTTTCACCAAACAGGCGAGAATCGTTGTCGTAGCGTTCTTGGGTTAGAAGATAAGGATAGATGGTCTCTCCTGCCAAAATATTAGGAGAGTGTTTACCATCAAACCGGAGACAGATTCCGCGATCCGTTTCCCAGCGGCGATCCTCGGCGGAAATGGAGGCCCAGCCAGCTTTTGGTCTCGCAAAGGCTCCAAAAGCGTCGTAATGCGAGTTAGGATTACCTAACCCCACTAACTGAAAGAAAGGATTGCGGGAAAGATTGCCATAGGCAGCCTCCAGAATAGCCTCCGAAAGCTCGGGTAGCTCATCGGCGATTAAAATGACGCGAGTATTTTTGAAGCCAATCAACTTGCCCACGGCGTCCTTGGCCATTTTCTCAGCGGCGGCGATCAGGGCGATCCCGCACCTATCGGAGCCTGCGTATTCCCCTGTCGGGTCGTCGAGGCGGATCAAACCGTAGGAGTCCACCAGCTTGCCGGGCAGTCCGGGGCGCGCCATAAAGTATTCGCGGATAGATCCCCAGATTCGCTTTCTGGAGTCCTTGAGCGAGGTCGAGGTGACGAGGACCATGGTTTCTAGAGGTAGTGCGAGCCAGTTAATGATGGCCCACATTGCCCCTAGGTCGGTTTTCCCAGATGAACTGCATCCCGCGACAGCGAGGTAGTTGTTCTTGCAGGCCTCTTCGGCCATCTCAATCGCCCATGGGTGCCAGTCAAAGTGCTTCTTAGACTCGGGGGCGTTGAACCACAGGTCGACAGCGTTCTTGAAGTGTCCAAACTTGCCCAGCCCTCCAAGCTCCGGGGTGACCTCGTGGAGGAAGCACCACAGCTCAATGGCAAACATGTTGTTGAACTTCCGCTTGTCAAAGCGATGGCCGTACACACGCACGATATTGCCCTCAACAATTGGGCGGGAGTGGTCTACTACAGCTGTGGAGCCGCCGCGAGCGGGGGTATTCGGGAAAGTTTCTTCGGCAATTGCCGCTTTTCGTTTTGACATCGTGGAGATTTATACGTATAAAACTAGCTCACAACATGAACCAGTATCCAAAAGTATTCAAGAACAGATTCGGTAAAGTCAGTATCTACCGCACTGTGACGAAGCAGAAGTGGGTTTCCTTCCGCGTTCTGTGGCGACGCGGTAAACAGATTTTCGAGGAACGCTACGCCGATGAAGCGAAGGCGGAGGAGCGCGCAAAGGAATTGCTCGACCAGCTCTCTATCGGAGACGCCATTCTCGCGAAGGTGGACAAGGAGAAGATCGCCTACTACGTGACCTGCGAACAGATGCTCCAAGGGAAGATCTCCCTTATGGAGCTTGTGCGGCGTTATACCCGTGAGGAAGAACGTATCCTCGGGTCCGCCAGCCTCAAGGAAGCGGTGGAGAAATACCTCAAGTCGATGAGCTCCCGCGGTTTGAGCGAAGCCCACATGGGGCCCGTCAAGTCTCGACTGCTAAAATTCATGGCTGTCATGCCGGACAACCTATTCGACATCACAGTCGACATGGCAGACGCCTACCTGAATAAGATTGAGAATCTCACCACCCGGTTCAACGAGCGCGTGGTTCTCAACCGGCTCTTTACGTGGCGTCAGGCACAGAACATCCTGCCTTCGGACAAGGAGCACGCTATCGCCCGCACCGACGTGCCCAAGACCAAGTGGAAGGAACCTGAGATTATTACGCCGGAACATCTGGCGAAGGTGCTGTGGGTGGCCAAGAGTTCCTACCCGGAGACGGTGGTCCCCATCGTTCTCGGGGCCTTCGCAGGGTTGCGCCGTGCTGAGATCACTCGGCTCAAGGTGTCGGACATCGACATGGAGCGCGGGCACATCATGGTATCCGCTGAGATCACGAAGACTAACCAGCGCCGCGTGATCACGATCAGTGACACGCTACGAGCTTGGTTGGAAGACTTCTTGCGTCCGACGCAGAGCTTCACGGACCCAAGCTACAAGTACAAGGTTCACCGCTGCGTCGTGTATGCTAAGGCTGGCTGGCCTGCCAACGGGCTACGACACAGCTACGTCAGCTACCGGGTGCAGCATGACAAGGACCCGAACGCCGTGGCCCACGAATGCGGACACAGCATTGAGATTCTGCTCCGCCACTACAAGTGCCTCTGCACTCCCGAAGCCGCCACCGCGTGGTTCGACATCCTCCCCGAAACCACGAACTTCGGGATGGAGTCCAGTGGCGTTGAGAGGGAAATAACCGTTGACGCATAGAGATCCCTCCGTAAGAAATACATATGGCACGACCAGCTACACACGCAAACCCAGTCAAGATCACGCTCTATATTGAAGCTGACACCCGGGCAGCCGCCCAAGGTATCGCCAAGAGCCGATCCATGTCCACCAGTGCCTTGTTCACTCTGCTGATCAAGGAACACGCAAAAACCCACCGCGACACACCTCATGTCCCATCCCTCTAAAGCGAAAGGAAACGGCTTCGAGCGAGAGCTCGTGGACAAAGCGAAGGCTGAAGGCCTCGAAGCAAAGCGCGCCTATGCCAGCAACGGACTTGCGCTTGGTCAGGCAGAAACTGTCGATCTGATGATCGGAACATGTCGAGTTCAGGCAAAGCGTCGAAAGAAGATTGCAGCGGATTTCAAGGTCCCGGTCGGGGCCGACGTTGTGGTCTTTCGCGAAGACCGCGGAGACACTTTCGTCCTGATGACATTGGAAGACTTCCTCGCTCGGCTCAAACAAAACCCTTGGTAATACAATGGACTCACTAGACTACACACCAGCACAAGCACTCACTGACGCATCCGCTGCCGCTCAACGGCGCGACTATGACGCCGCAATCCTAATCCTGATTAATGACGCCGACGACGGTGATATTGATCTCACCCACTTCATTTCGGGAGCCACGGGCGCACGCCTGATCTCCTATCTTGAGGTTTTGAAAACACGGTTCACCCTGCGCATGCTGGGGCTAACCGAAGACGAAGGCTAATGCTCACCCCTTACCCGAACCAACTCGCCTGTATCGACCATTTGGTGTCGATTCTAAGCAAGGGTCCCGGCTCCGCTGCCTTGAACGGCTCGGAGACCGGGACGGGTAAGACCCTGTGCGGCGTCGAAGTAGCACGCCGACTGGGCGTCAAGGTCGTGGTTGTCTGTCCGAAGATTGTTATTCCCTCTTGGGAACAGACGTTCGCAAAGCAGGGTATGGAGATCCCAACCGTGCTGAACTACGAGAAGTTGCGCACCGGGAAGACTAAACTGGGTTCATGGGTTCGCGGAAATTTCATTTGGAGCCTGCCTGCCGGGTCTCTCGTCATTTGGGACGAGGTCCACCGCGCTCAGGGGGCGTATACCAAGAACTCGAAGATGCTGATCGGAGCGAAGCTGTGCGGCCTCCGCAATCTGGCTTTGTCGGCCACCGCAGCAGAAGACCCCACCGAGCTCAGGGCTTTGGGGTATGTGCTCGGGCTTCACAGCCTCACTAATTTCGTCATGTGGGCCAAAGAACACGGATGCACCTTCGATCAGTGGGGCAAGCTCGTGTTCACGAAGTCCGTCAGCCTGTCCAAGGCATTTCTAAAGCCCCTCCACGCGGAGATCTACCCAGCAAAGGGCGTGAAGCTCACCCGCGAGGATCTTGCAGAACACTTTCGGGATTCACAGATCATCACTGACCCACTCGACTTCGGGGATTCGGGGAAGATCGCCCAGATCTACGGCGAGATGGAGAAAGAACTGGACTTGCTCAAGGCGCGCAAGGCGATGGACAACATTGAGTCGAAGGGTAACGCCCTCACGGAGCAGCTACGAGCTCGTCAGATGGTGGAGTTGCTCAAGATCCCAGCCATACTGGAACTGGCCGAGGAGGCGCTGATCGAGCACCGCAGCGTAGCGATCTTTGTCAACTTCGAGGCGAGCTTGGCCGCTCTACGGCAGCGAATCTCCTGCCAGCACGGGGTAGTCGTAGGGGGTCAGTCTGCTCAAGAGCGGGAAGAATATATCCGCAAGTTTCAGCAGAACGAGATCCGCGTCATCATTTGCAATATCAGTGCTGGGGGGCTGGGGGTCAACCTCCACGATGAAATTGGCACCGCCCCCCGAACCTCTCTGATTTCACCTTCCTTCAACGCCAAAGAACTGCAACAGGTGCTGGGCCGTGTGGACCGGGCAGGAGCCCAAAGCACGTCCATTCAGCGAATTCTGGTTGCAGCCGGGACGATTGAAGAGAATATCCTTTCCTCGCTAAACCAAAAAATACAAAACATGAACACGCTACAGCAGGCAGTCGAAACCCCCGGCACCGCGGTTCCCGAAGAGTAGCCTGCGCATGCAGAATACAGTCCGTCCTCACTCAAGTATCGAGAGATCTCCCCGCGATTTACCCCCCGTGGAGGAACCAACGCTGCCAGTGAAAAGGGAACCCGTATCCACTATGCCTGCGAAACCGGCGACTTCTCTGGACTCGCAGACGACGAGGAACGCTACATGGCGGAGATGCTTCTCCAAGGCGTCAATAACATCCTGACGAAGCAGCACGGCTGGGCGGAGGGTACCTACGCTCCCACTACAGAAATCAGGCTCAGGCTTGACGCTTCGGGAATCAAGACTTTCGGGACTTGTGACTACCTCGCCATGAAAGGCGACGAAGCAGTGATGATCGACTACAAAACGGGCATCGGGGCCATCGACCCTGCGGATGTTAATCTTCAAGCTCAGTGCT